GTAGGCCGCAACCGCACGGAATCTGGTAATACTAGTATGGCACTCGACTCTGAAGGAGTGACCATAGAGCCAGTACCCGATGTTCCGGATCCAGCCACAGTGCGACGCGTTCGTATGCGTTACGCTGGATGGTTGGTACGTCGAATTCAATACCAACACGGAATTCTTAATCGCAACGATCCCGCAAACCACCGAGTGGTCCGTAGTATTGCCTCCAGGTTAATGGAGGAACGCGGCGTACTCGAGATCGATAGGTTTGCCATCATGGAATTCGTTGTGAATCATGCGTTTACTCCGAGTCGCGACCACATAGCGGCGATACGCTCTGTCAATACTCAACAGGTGCAAGACAGAGTACGTGAGTATACCACTCCATTGCGAGTGTGGAACGGATGGTGGCTCCCCTCGAGCACCATCAGTGCCGCACCCGTTTGATACAGCAAACACAAAGGGTCAGGTTGGACTTGTTTACCGAGTGCTCTGAGCCACCCTGACGTCCGGACCAAAGTGTTTGCTCCACCAAAACAGAAAACTCGAACGCATATCAGGATCAATCACCTTAGTCCTGATTTGCAACTTGTAGTCGCGGATAATAATTTTACCAATGGTTACCGCGCCATCCTAGAACGTGTCCTCTACGTGAAGGATGACATTGCAGGGTTTGTTGAACCGGCAAACCCGGGTCGCAAGTATTTCTTTCAGGAACTGTCAGCATTTAAGCGTGAGTTGATGCATTTGGCCTTCCCTGTACTCCCATACACTAAGAATAAGTTCTTAGAGAGTTATGTGGCGGGCAGGCGTCAAATGTATGAACAAGCATTTAAATCGCTGGCAGCGAATCCGCTCCGAAAGACTGATGCGGACGTTCACTCGTTTGTCAAGGCCNNAAAACTTAAAGCCAGACAAAGTACCACGATTGATAAGTCCGCGGTCGCCGAGATTTTGTTGTGCACTGGGGCTGTTTATGAAACCTATTGAAGGTGTCATTTATAAGTTAGTACAACAAGTGTTNGGGGAGAAAACGATCTTCAAAGGTATGAACGCTGCAGCACAAGGGAAAGCGTTGAAGGAAAAATGGGACATGTATGAAGACCCCGTAGCCGTCGGAGTTGACGCAAAACGGTGGGACCAACATTTCTCGTTATCGGCAGTCCAGTGGGAAGCCTCGGTCTATATGCTATTTAATAATGACCCAGAGTTTAAATGGATGTTGAGCCTTCAACAACGCAATAGGATCTTTGCGAACTATCCCGATGGCGAAGTAAAAGTGGTGGTAAACGGTAAACGAATGTCGGGGGACATGAATACTGGTTTAGGCAACTGCTTAGTAGCATGTGCATTACAGTGG